CTGCTTTTCCTTAATTACAGTTTGGGTAATAACCTGTGACGGTGGGCAGCGTTTAACAATCGTATCAATGCGAAAGCCGCCAGGCACCACAACAGTATCAACAAAAACAAGGGTGTCGCCGCTAACCAATACAGTATCTGTTTCATAGTGTGTAACCGTTTCAATGATGGTATCCCTTGCTGGAAAGCTATCTGCACAGGCCTTTGCAAAATCAGGCGAACGCATGAACTTTTTAGCCGTGGTGCAGCTTGTCAGATTCGCCAACATCAACAGCATGACAAACCAAAAGAGCACAAAGGCTACCCTATATTTCCAATCAATCCTTTGCATAGGTTACTACAATAGTGCCTTTGTCGGTTTCATGGCATTTGAACTTGCCGAACTGCACAGCGTCTTTTTGAGTCATTGCTTTCCGGTAATATTCATCTGCACTCACAGCCGCTTTGATGGCATCTTCAATATCTGATTTGTCAATGTTGCGAATGATTATTTTAACCTTGCTCATTTGTCAGCATCTTTTGCGTAATAGCCTAAACCTGCAATAAGGCCAGCAATAGCCACCCTTACAATGGTGGCCTTGTCGAAATGATACCCACTGCCATCCAACAGGGGTTGAACCGCTACCAATGCTGCCAGCAATGCGCCTACTATTGTTGTTTTGTTACTTTTCATTTCTGCGTGTTTTTATGATTTCAATAATCGCTTTTACTATGTAATACAATCCCGTACACAATCCCGCAAAGGCTGCGAACAAAAAGGATATAATCTGCATACTTTGAATATTCCACATACTGCCCAACATTGTGCCAATCCATCCTAAGAAGCTAACCGCTAACCCAATTAGACCGCTTCCATTTTCCTGTTCCATCTTTGCTACCGCCATTTTTATTTTTTTGTCAAATCACACTTACCAATTAACTATCCTTTGCCTGTTTTCATTTAGCAATGCACTAAAGTTTGCTACCCTTTCATTGTACCAATCCAAAAGCCATTGCGCTACCGCTTTCTGATTGCTCGTACCATTTGCCTTCTGCACTATCTGCGTAGCCAATGAAGTATAACCAGGTATTGCAGGGCTGTTATTGATAGTCTTGTTATAGTCATCCAATACCACCAAAAGGGGAGATGTTAGCAATTGCTCCAGTCCACCACGCAAAAGGCCAGCAGAAAACGTAACAGTAAAAAGGCTGTCCAACTTTTTACCGCCACCTAAATAGGGCTTCAGCACATCCGGCAGGGTTCGGGTTTGAACCGTTAGATTGCTTTCAATATGCCTTGCAATGTAGAAAGCAAAACGCTGTGGCAGTTGCACCGTAATTGAAGTGTCGGAATAGTTTTGTGCATTCGCATTGAAGGCGAATAGAATTGCAAAAATGTATATCAGTTTTTTCATATTAGTTTTTGATAACGTAAACTTTAAATGTTCCACTTGCTGGGTCAATAGCAGCACTGGAATAATTATTGAAACGGACGGTAACGGTATTGGCTGCACTTACCCAGGCGGTAAAACAACTATTTGCATTGGTGCTGGCGTTTACGGGACCAACTATTACGATGTCGCCATCGGCGGCACCGGTAACGGTGATGGTAAGGTCGGCACTGCTTTGGGCGGCGGTATTGCCAAAATCTAAAGTGGCTGATCCCTTTAAACCGTTGGGGGTATTATTCCACCTTGTACCATCGTAAACATCAACCGTTTTATCACTACTGTTATAAACTTGCAAAGCTGTTGCCGGTGAACCGATGGCATTTCTTTGGGTACTCGTCATTAATGGTGCAGGCACTGTACCCCTTGTGGTTGATACTACCGCCAACTGTGCAGATGCTTCTATGTTAGGAGAATTGAAAACCCATCGCCCCTCTTCGTCCATATAGGCCCGTAAATTTGCTGCCGATTGTGAAATAATACGCAAATCACCGTTTGCCGTTCTTGGGCCTAAAACAAAAGCGTCAGGCGTTACAACTGCGCTTGCATCACCATATCCAAAAGATGCAGCCAATGTATTTGATGAGTTGTAAAATGATACCGTTGAAAAGTTTGCAGCCCCTAAGGTGTACATTTCAATAGTGCCTCCACTGTTGCTTGTGGTAGGTTTTAAAATTATACCATCAGTTGAGGAGGTTGACCTTATTGTGTGCTGTGTATAGCTAACAGAGCCAGTGTTTCCTATTCTAAAAATTGGTGTACCAGAAGTCTGAATATTTCCATTGCCTGAAGGGTACCAATCAAAAACCCAGTTGCTGGGCGCATACGCTTGCAGGCCGGGAGTAGAACCATTTGACTGAAGGCCAAAACCAATGCGAAAATTACCGTCATCATAAAGGGCTAATTTTCTTGCCGCTGTGCTGTTTCCCGTTCTAAAAGCGGTATTTGAAAAAAGTATTTGGTTGGTGTTATCCCATGTAAAATTTGATGTGCTTGCCAAAAGGCCATCTGTGCTTAAATATGGAACGTGAGTAGCGGTAAGGCTGCTAAAAGTCGGTGCGCTGCTAAATGTTTTTGCACCTGCAAAAGTCTGTGCACCTGTTGAGACCATGCCGGGATTAGTTGCATCAGCAGGGCCGAATGTAATTGTGCTCCCGCTAATGCTCGCTCCGTTGGTTTGGCTGCTGCCTGAAAATGTGCCCACTGTTGTAACGCCACTACCGCCACTAACAGTTGACCAACTACCATCGCCCCGCAAATAAGTCGTTGCCGATGGTGTACCTGTGGCATCAATGCTGTTGATATTCAGCTTTGCAAAAGAAGGTGCTGCACTTGCGTTTGTTTGGTTGCCGAAAACAGTATATGCTCCGGCATTTGACAGGCTAAAGGTTTGCGATGGCGTACTTGATGCCGTTGCTACTGATGTAGTGAATAAGGGTGAAAGGTTGCCGCTTGAAAAACTTGTAACTGTGCCGCTCCCCTTAGTGGCAATAATAGCCCCTAATGAATCCGCTAACTTATCTCTCCATGCCCTCGTACTAATGGCAAACGTATCTATTCGCTGTGTGCCGGTGGTTGTGATTGGGTTGGTGCTGTTGATAATGCCATAGCCCTGTGAAATGCTTGTAACCGTTCCACTACCGCCACCACTTGGCCAACGGTCATGCTTGTATACAACGCCCGTACTGCTTGCAACTAGGGGTTTGTAATTAGTGGTGTCATTTACCACCGTTGTTAAGTTGGTAATCTGTAAATCACTCACATTGGCTGTGCCGTTAATGGTTGCCCTGCCTTGCACCCACAATTTCACATTAGGTCCCCCTATGCTCACTTGTGGATGGTTGATAACAAGTTTGTTGTTCACGCTATCCCACAAAAACACGTTGTCTGATCTGATTTTCCTATTGCCTGCGAATAATACCCTGTTAGCGGCTTGGCCGGTGCTATCAACAACGAAATCATAAATCGTTGTATCTGTACCAATAACGGTTGATGTGAAGTTGCCACCGGCTTGCACCCATTTACCGCCTACCTTAAACCAAAGTGTAGAATCTGCTGTCTTTACAAACAATGCCCCCGTTGTGCTTTCGCCCCATTTTGGATTGGCCAAATTAGCGGTGTCTGTTCCTTTTGGCACTACCAAAAAGCTATCTGCCTTTAGTGCCTTGAATTTATTACCACCCGCCCCGCCTGTGGTTTGCATTATTTGAGCATAACCACCGACTGCAAAAAAGATAGATAAAAGAAGTATATAAACAATCCTTGTCATATTATGAACATTCACCAGGGAATAACCTTACCCCAATAACATCTGTGTTTAAATAGGTTGCAGAAGTGAAAGAATGCACGCCAGCAACACCTTCAAAGTTTACGCATTCAACAAATGAGCCGTTAACGGTCAACACCGCATTACCTTGCGAGAATACCCCGCCCACTGTAATTTGTATAGCACCTGTAAAGCCGCTGTGTGTGGCCTCTATTGTTTCACCATAACCTACCGGCAAACTGCCACCCGTAATGGTTAAGAAGCTGCTGCCATCTTCAGCAATAGCCGTTACGCTCGAACCGCTAAAACTGTTGATTAATCGGAAATTGTAAGTAGTATCAGTGGTTACATCGGTAGGCCCGCAAGTTTTAGTATATGCCCCCTCTGTGGCTACTAAATACACTTCATAATCAGTATTTTGAGTGAGACCACTAAAAGTACCTGTAAGAGGATTAGTAAACGGTGCGGTAAAGGTATCGCTGTCAATCAACGTGCCGCCCTGCTTTAGCTGTATCTGCCAGCTATCCACACCCTGACCGCCATCGCTGAAACTATAATCTATCGAAGTTGTATCAGGTGTTAGTGTTACGGTCGGGCAATTGATCTCATCCGTTGAATTGGTCACACGGTCACAAGTCCTGTCATAGTATTGGGCAGTGTTATAAATCTTCACAATAAAGCCATAAGCCTTTCCAGGTGTCAATCCCGTGAATGTTACGCTTTCAGGATTGCTAAATGGTGCAGTAACTGTATCACTATCCAATAGGGTAGTGCCATCGTAAATTTCAATGACATAAGAAGTAGCGGCCGCATCTGCTGTGAATGTAACGGTGCGGGTTGTAATACCACCTCCAAAGGTAAGTACGGGGCAATCAATAGCCGTCTGGCTACCTGTGGCATCTTGTGAAACACAAATGGCTTCAATAGATACTTCAGCCGCTTGATCGTTTGCCCCGGTAACAGAAACATCTTTTAGGTAACACGAACCGGAATAAACATCCGTGCCGGCAATTATCCTAAAATTAAGTAACTGTTTATTCCTTCGCCATGTTACAAGCTGTACGCTGCTATATTGACCATCTCCTGCGTCTGCCTGAATATACAAGCCCTGTGCTGAAATGGTCTGGCCGCTGTAAGTTGGTAAATAAGATGTTTGTTCACCATCAATAGGGGTGACTTCGATAAATTCCGAAGATTCAACATAGGTCAAGGTCCGACAACAAGACCAAAGTTTAAAACTATCGGCCCCGCTTTCGGACAAATATAATACAACGTACTCCCCTGTAAATTTTGTTGGCATACCTGTGATAAATAGCAGGCATGAAAACAAATTACCTATTCGTAAATGCGTTTGTATTCATAAGTAGTTGAACCTACGCTATCCGGCCCCGCTATTTCTGCAAATTCGCCGTCTGTAATGCCTTGCCCATAGTCAATTGTAACCCTTGTGGGGTAAAATGTACGGCCTGTAAAAAAGCTGAAATCAATTGTATTGTAAAGGCTAACGATTCCCCTAAAGGCACCCTGCACATTGTAGCGGGTCACGCCTTCAATTTCAATTTGCCTGGTTGCTCTTAATTCACCAAACCTGAAAAAGTTGGTTTCGTCATCGCTCCAATTACTTGTTCTATTCGGAACGCTTGTTCCATCCATGTAAAACAGCGTTCCTTTAATGGATGTTGCAGGGCTGTCGTCTATGTATATTTCTTCACTTTCTTCCCTATTGCTGCCTGTTTGGGATATGATGTGTTCATGGCCTTTGATAATAAGGCTGTCTGAAACAGTCTTAATGTATTCAAATTGCAAATCTCTAATCTTTGCGTCCTTATCTGCCCTTCGGCTTACTGCATTATTCCACCCATTTAGAATGATGTACAAAAGCCCGTCAGCAGGTATTGACACATCCAAAGGAATATCGAAAGCCACGCCCAAATTGTAGTTGAAATATTGGCTAAGGTCATCCCTTCCGGCTATCTCCCACGAAATACGGTTGCTAAGTGCCGTGGTGGTTGTTTCAGTTGTTGTGAACCATTGCCACGCCAAATTGGTTTGCGGGTTGATGTTTGGGTAATAGTTAGTGCCTGCGTATCCAACCAGCAAACAGTTAACGCCCGTAATGCCGCTAAAGTTGCTGTCACTATCTGCGGCAATTCGAAGGGAGAAAGCGAACAAATCGCCTTGATCTACTTCAATAGCCGTACACAATACGCCCCCGCTTGTGCTGCCGTTAAAATACAGGTACAAATAGCGGTCAACCTCCCTGCCCGTTGTGGTATTCCTTACCACCCAAATTTCCGCTTGTTGTGTTCCACGCTCAGTAAAATCTGCCGCCTCGTATTTGAAAATAGTGTTTGGCCCCACCACCGTTGATGTAACTAACGCACCCAAATTTTGCAGGTTGGCATTTTTCAGTAATTGCGGGTACCTATAATTGAACGTTGCAGATAGTTTACGGGCAGCACGTTTCAGAAACTTAACCTGTGATCTATTTACAGGTACCAGGTCATTAACAACACTAAACGCATTTGAAACCGCCACATCAACCGCCCCGCCCGTTGTGTATTGGGTACCTGCCGGATTCGATACAATTTCAGAAACCCTAACAACCACCCATTTGCCGCCCTCTTGAAAGAGTTTGCAATGAAAAGCCTTTAGTATCTTCTCCAAAGCCTCATAACAGCTTTCCCATTTATCTTCATCGCTGCTGTTTTGCAGGAAGGTCTTTATATTGATTCCGGTCTGATAGAATGGGTCATTGGTATTGCTTGCAGTCCTGTTAGCCATCTGCGAGTCATACACATTCGCAAACGTCCTTAATTGCAGGTTTAAGCCCGTTTTCTCCAATATGGTATCCAATATGTCAGTTAAACGATAACGGCCCTCCAAAGGGCTTAAATCGGTATCTGATATATCGAAATTCTTTAAAAGCCCTATGCCATCGGTGAAAATCAGTTTAGCATCGTTTGGGGCAAAAATTACCCTTTCCGATAAATCATCTAAAGACAGCACGCCCTTAAACTTAGTATTTCCGTTAACCGTAAATTCAGCCGTAAACCTAACAGGGTCATCGGTAACAAAATCCTCAATAGAAACGCTTCCCTCGTTGATGTAATTAACCTCGCAACTTGTAGCCATGATGGGGGCAAAAACCCCTTCATTTTCATGGGTGATATTTACGGGTGACCTACCCGCACCCTTTAGGGCTGTCACGGTCCCGCTAAATGAAGTATCCGAAATAGTCAAAACACAGTTCTCGCCTGTGTTGCTGTCAAAAGTTATCGTGTATTTTGCACCCATTAAATACCTATTGTTGGAATCCCATTATACCAAATCCTTAACCACTCGCTGCCAAATGCGTCATCCGGCCCTAATTCAAATTCACCTGTTGAACTATCAAAAGCTATTTCGCCATTTGCAGGGCTACCACTTACTAACCTAATGCCAATGCCGCCACGGTCCACCGCCCGAACATTAGCGTTAATCAATGCAGCCACCGTATAGGTATTACCGCTTGCGGGGGCTGTTATATCATAAACAGAATTGACACCGCCAAACGTATAAATATCACTTACGCCATTTGTCGTGTCCCATACCGCAATATGTCCGGCCTCGATGTTTACGAAAACGCTCCGGTCTATCGGTTCAAAGCCTTCCCATTCGGTTTGACCATCATTGTCACCAATTGCAACAAACTTGTTAATTACTAATCCGGTCAATGATGCCATTACAACCGCCTCCCTGCGCTGGCATTCGCCCTATTAAAGGCTATGCGTAAATTGTCATAAGAAAATTCAAGTGTCGGTATTATCTGCATACCACCAGCGCCAATCATTGCGCTGTTGTTCATTATCCTGCCGCTTTGGTTGGGAACAAACAATTCCGGCCCTCTTTCACCAACCAGGAAAGCATTGCCAGCACCAACGGGGCCACCGTTGGCCCTGAAGCCTAACAAGTTTTTAAGGATGCCACCAACACCACCCAAAGCAGCAGATGAACCCGGAGCAATCGCATTTAGCACAGCAGACAAAACGACCGCCTGCACAACCGCCTTAGCAAGCTGAACAATCAATTGTTTGATTGCTTGCTTTACTGCATCTATTGGGTTTTGCCCATTCGCTAAAGCGTTAAAGGCTTGATCTATCGCACCGCCTAACAAACTGAAAGCTGCATTTGTGTTTTCAGTTGCCGTCTGAATCTTTGTAAGGTTGGCAGCCACTATATCAGCGTTTTGTTTTGCTTGTTCCAAAACCGCTTTTGGTATGCCGAAATTTAAGCCTTCTGGTACTGTTTGGTTGCCATTTGCGGTATCAAATAATGTTCTTGCTCTTTTGGCATCATTTTCCTTTTGTTGGGCTTCGGTTAATTTCTTTAATGCTTGCTCTTGTGCCGAAAGTTCACGGGTAACAAGTTTTGTCAATCCAAACTGTTCAAAAGAAAGTTTGTTGCTTTCTTTTACGCTATTACTTGCGCCTTTTGTTCCTTTGCTAAAATCTTCATAAACGCCTGGTATTTGTTTCAGCGCATTAACCAGCACTTCAATTTGCGCCCTGCTGCTGTCTGCTGCTGCATCAAATTGCTTTTGTGCGTCTGCTGATTTATTTACCGCATTTGCGAAACCTTCAGTAAGATTAACACCGGCAAACAAACCGCCAAAAAGTGTGCTTAATTTATCACCAAAAGAAATATCCGAAAAGATACCCGCAACATCACCCTGTTGTGCTTTGATACCTAAAGCTACCTGCTTTGCGTACTCCTGTGCAGCAGCAGCGGCCAATACTTGCGCCTTTGCTTCCTCACGTTTTATTTCAGCAAACAATGCGCCCACTTGCGCCCCTACACGCTGAAGGTCTGAAACGCTTTTGATCTTTAGACCATAATCGTTTAGCTGTGCATTAACTTTCTTTAGAATATCCTCATTCTTAGCGGCTGAATTGCTAGCATTATCAATAAGGTCAATGTAATTCCTAAACTCGCTTTGTGCCTGTGCAAATGCTTTTGCGCCTTCAGTACCCGCTTCCCTTTGCGCCTTGTCAAATGCCGTAACCTTAGTGATTGCAGCCGCAATATCATCGCCAAAGGCAATAAGTAAAGAAGTTACCGCACTAACACCGATGGCAATACCAGCGGGGCCGGTTAACGCTTTGCCCAATTCCTTTAATGCGCTTGTGCCGTTTTGCCTTGCCGCTACTCCTAAATTTTGGAATGATGTTACAAGCGGGTCAATGTTGTTGGCAATACCAATCAAACCAAAAGGCGCATCCTGCACAACCCGCCCAAAGTTCACAAGGGCTGTGTTTGCTTGTCCGGTTGCCTTGCTGAATGTCTGAACATTCTTGGTAGTTCTCGCCATTGTTGATTCAAGAACACCACCAAACTTTTTGATGTTCTGAACCGCTTGCTGCGTTTCAAATAGTATGCTTACCTTCAGAATGTCACTCATCGTATTAAATTAAAAACCCGCCCTATTCAGGACGGGCCTTATTTTGCGTTGCAAGTAATTCCTTATGCATTTCTTTCGCCTGCCTTATTCTTTCTTTAGCGTATGCCTCTCTGTCACTTACTTCACCATCAATCAAAGGCAGTTGCATTATCTTTCGTATATCCCTTATTGGCTTCATGCTTTGGCTGTTTCCCGCATACCAGGCTAACAACCTCACCTTTTCCCATTCTTTCTGTTCCTTCAGTTGCCAGCCTTCAAGTAACTCCAAATATTCCTGTTCAGTAAAGCTATAATACTCCAAAGGTCTTAACCCTATCACTCCGAATGCGAAGGCTCTAACATCTCGCCACTCTTTACGCTGTTCTGTTCCACCAACGCTGTTAGCTTCTCGGTCAGTTCCACCATTTTTTTTTGAGCCTTCGAATCTTTATACCAGTCCAACACCTGTAACACCACCGTTTGCACTTGCTCGTTATCCCATCCGTCTTCCAACCAATCATAAACAGCCGTCCTATCAATTAGCAACTTACCACCGTAGCGCATCCACCAATTTTCATGAGCATAGACAATTAAGTCACATACCACTCTTATATCACTTACGCTTGTGGTTTCGGCATACCCTTCTACCAATTTATGGGTGACATGGTTGCCGAAATGGAGCCCTATCTTAAGGCCGTTTATTTCAATCTGCTGCATCAGATCTTGTTATTAAAGGTTATTAACAGGGGTGCCGCTAACAAGAATCTCGAAAGTAAAGGCTGCTGCTTCATCTGCATTGCCTGTCCATTCCAAAGAACCAATGGTGCAATCACATTCTTCACCTACGATTGTAGGAGTGGTGTAGCTGTCTGCAATGTAGTAAGACAATTCAGTTTTATTAGCCGCCCAATCCCGCAATTCACGGAAAGAAACAGTACCCGTTCCGGCTGCATCTTCCAACGCATAACCGCCACCGCTCAAAGTCCAATCTTGTTGACCAGGCAATTTATCCGGGCCACATTTGCTATTGGCCTCAATAGTGTTATTTGATACACCAAAAGTTAATTCGGTAGAGCAAACCACTTCTTTGTAATACGCATCAGCTTGTGTGCGCTCTTTTAAAAACAGCTTAACGCTGTTGCCATTATACTTTCCCATGTGTGTTTATTGTGTGTGTTACGGTTTACTGTGTGTCAAGTGTGTGTTCAATTATCAGGGTCTTTGTCATTATGGTCTTAGCGTCATCCTGGTTGAAATCATTTGAGATACTAACCACTTTTGCGCCAATATGGTCAAAGCCCGACACTGTTAAATAGGTGCTGTTACCCTTTTTTATCATGGCTGTAATAACAGCATCGCCTATTTCATCCAATACCTTTTGGCCTATGTATTCACCAGCTTCAGCAAATAATTGCAGGTTAACGCTACATCTGTACATGGAACTTTCTTTAACGGGTATTCCGTTAAAGGAAACTTTAATAACTGCGTAAGGCAATGATGCCCCAACGGGGGCCAATGTATCATACACAATACAGGTGCCTTGTAATGCTTGTGAATAAGTTTGCCGGAGATATCTTGCTGGGTCTGTCATCTCTTTTTTGTTACTACTTTTTCAACGTCTGCTAAAATTTTCGGTTTGTATGCCTCCCATGCTTTAAAAAAGAATTGTTTAGGTTCAATTCCCTTTGCCAGAATTCGCCTTGCCAAATTGTATGCAGCCGCAATATTATCAACTCGTTTACCTGCGCTTTGCGTCTTATTTAAAAGCCCCTTTCGAAGCATCCACGCATAAATATTTCTAACAAAGTCCTTAAAGTTTCCACGCTTCGGCAGGTTCTTAGCTTCTGCGGCTTGTGCTTCATAACCTGGTTGTGGCCTAAACTTAGGCCCCGTTCCAAATTCGATATAAGGAGCATAAAACACATTGTTGCTGATCTCATAAGCTGCCGGGCCTATTCTTGCTGCCGTTGTGCCATTTCTTAGCCGCCCTTCATCAACGGGTGTTAACTGCCTCGAAAGATTCACCACATCGTTAGCACCTTCGGCCAATACGTTATCAACATCCTTCTGAATGTCTTTAGGTAGCTTGTCCAACTTTCCTAACACTTTCTCCAACCCTATAACAATGCCTTTACCCAATTAGCACACCCTCCAATCTGATAAGCCTTTTTCGCTCTGTTTCTTGTATATCCACCACATCAAAACTGCCAAACCTTGTAACCACATACATATCACGAGACCATGCAAAATCCGATCTCCAATTAACCAATATTTCAGCCCTCAATTGCGTTTCTTTCCGATCACTTATTAGCAAGTCAGAACCACTAATGATATTCACGGTTGCCCATGTAGGGGCATCCGTTTGCAATTGTGCCACGCCTTGCGAATAAGCCCCAAAGCCATCCCAAGTTTTAGTATATTGATAGACGCTTATTTCCTCTGTGTGCGTCATATTACCACATTTTTAAGGGTGTTACACAATGCCAAAGCTGCATTACTCCAACCGGCTACACTGGCATCGTCTCTATGCGTGTACATATAACCCGCCTGTGCTATAATGGCCTGTTTGAAGGCTGCTGAACCGTCTGCTGTGGTGGTATATTCCACCTGGTGGAAATTGCATGGCTGTGTATCTGCCTCGCTGCTTTCGATATAGGTTATAGTGCCTAAATCGACATCATAATCGTCACCCTCGGTCAATGTGGTTAAAGTAGACGGGCATTCTTTCCATTTCACAGCCGTCACCGTATCGACAGGGCCGAAGGGTAGGGGGAAGGGTTTGTAGTTAGGATTGCGAACCTTACAAACGATCTCTTTAGGTACTAACGACACATTGCAATACTGTTCGATTTGCTTTCGTGCTGCTGTTATGAATATTGCCAGCACACTATCGTAAGCAGTACCCTCTATTTGAATAAACGCTTTAACCTCCGAAACCGTCACAGGTTCAGCCGCTTCCTCATTGGTATTATCTTCGACAAATTGAATGTCTCTATACTCCCATTTAGCCATGCTATTAAATAGCCGCCATGCAGCCTATTTAACAACTGATAGAAACCAATCGTAAAACTGCGGGAGAATCTTTAAGGGGTCTAATTGTTGCGCCCGCTTTTTTGCTTTCTTGCTATACTTCTCATAGGTCTTAGGGTCATCCATTATTTCGATGGCTTTAACCCATGCTTTCAAATCCCGTGGCTCGCAATAAAGCCCTGCATCTTGCACGTTCAACTTCAGCCCAAAAGTAGGGGAGGCAATAACGGGGATTCCGTTACACATGGCTTCAGTTGCACACATTGACCAGCTTTCGTAAATTGATGGCACGATCAAAAGCCTGGTTCTTGCGTATGCCGGCCTAATATCTGCCATTTGCGGCCATATCTCCACATTATCGGGCTGTTTAGTGTATTGTTCTTCATAGCTGCCTGTAACGCCTAAAAATCGCTTGTGAGGCATAGCCTTAGCCAATTCAGTTAGGAATTTACCGCCCTTGTTTTCGTTTAAGTTTACGAGTGTTATAAACTCGTTTTGCTCTGGATTTGAGCAGACGGCATAATGCCTGAAATCTACTGGTGGAGGTAGGGTAAATGATTTGTTCTTGTAACCACATTTTTCAGCCGTTGCTTCGTTGTTGTAAATGGTGTGAAAGATTGATGGAAATAGCCGGGGTTCTTCATAAGGGAAAGTGTTATGACACATCCAAAAAACGTGCTTATTCAGTTTCCTTCCCATGATGGCTGTTAACCTGGTTTGATCTAAATGAGTAAAAAAGCAGTCACCCCAATTAAAAGCCCCTTCGATGCTGCCTAAAGGTAACTGCATGACCTCTATTCCTTCATGTGTAAACTGCTTTGGAATGCGGTCATTATGCCGTATTAACACCCGTATTTCATGCCCCTGTGATTGCAGGTATTTAGCTAAATGGTGTGCGTAATATTCGGCCCCGCTATTGTGGTACGGAGGCCACATATGGACGCTGAAGATTATTCTCATGCTTTCCTGTTTAAATATTCAGCCAACAACATACAATGCCCCAATGGGTCGTTATAGTTTTCATCCCTTAGCACATTAAAGCCTAAAGCCTCCAATTTTTGCCTTGTCCAAAAACTTCTATGCGTTTCGTATTCATTGCCCTCCCATGCCCCCTGTGGAATCCATATTGCCGGAGTGCTAATAAGAATAACCCCGTTTGGTGTTAGCCAGCTTTTCAGCTTGTCAATGACCTGTAAAGCATCTTCATCGGTGAAATGCTCCAGAACATCTGTCATTATTATGACATCGAATGTTGCAGGTGTTGATGCGTGTTTGCCTGATACCATTTTGTACCACGGCACATAATCCATCTTTGTAACATCACCTTCAACCACCCAATTGTAGCAATCCCAAAGCGGGTTTTCATATCCCATGTGGGCCTCAATACCCACAATAACAGTTTCACGCTTAATCACATCGCTGTTATACCAATTGCGAATGCCTGCACCGTTGATGCCGTAGCCTATACCAACCTCCAATATTTTCTTCGGGTTGTTTAGGATGGTCAGCCGGATTATTTCGGGAAAGATGGAAAGTGAACCTATGGGCATTGTTTATTGATTTTCTTCGTTAAATGGGTCGTATTGGTAGCCTAATTCAGCAAGTTTTTCAATGCATTCTATTACTTTTTGCCTTTTACTTTCAAGCAGAGGTGTAATCGCTTTATCAATTGTTTCCAAGTCGAAATCATACGCTTCAGCACCTGTATCGAATGGTGAGAAAAACTTAACACTCATGCCGACATCTGAACCAGAATTAGAAAATCGCTTTAAATACTCAAATAACCTTCTGTAATCCATATGCGCCCTTCTACCTTCGTTCCAAATTGCATCCGCTTTGTGTAGTTCTTGAATCGCTTTCATTATTTTTATTTTTGGGTTAAACAAATAAGGAGCATCAGCCATGCAGGGCCTCCGCTCCTTAGTGTAGGAATGTAGAAAGCTAATCGCTGCATCAATTAGCCTTCTGTGTGTGTAAGTGTGTGGGTGTGCTATTATACGAATGCACGATGGCTGAATGCTGCCGGCTGGTCAATAGCCAGGAATTCACGGGCTTCCACACGCACAGTGATAAGGTTCTTCTGTACGTTGTCAGAATCTTGCTCGAAAAATTCCACCTTCAGACCATCAACAACACCGATGCGGGCATTGCTCCAGTCACCCATGGTCATGTAACCGCTGGTTGCGAAAGGTGCCTTGTAAACAGGTACGCCGTTGATTGCCAAACCACCACCAGGAACGATTGTAACGCTACCTGGAAGGCTGTAATCAGAAGGCTTGCTGTTCAGGATAGCAGCAACCTTTGAAGGCAGCAACACGATACCATTAACAGAGTAGTCAGCATCTTCCATTTTACCGATCTGCTCGATAATGTTTTGGATGTCTTCGCCAGCAGTTACGGTACCACCACCGCTTGCCTGTGCAATAAGGTCAGCCCAAAATGTGCTGTTCTCCTTTTTGTAGAAGTCACGCAGCAACAATTGAGGCAGCACGGTTTGCATAAAAGGCAAATCCTGCAACATTTCCTTAGCAATGCGGGCATAACCGGCAATGTAAGTAGCATTGTAAGTGATACG